GAAATGACACGATAACAACCGAGTGCTTCTTCCATGTCCTGCCCACCGTTAACAAGATCTACTGCGGCAGTCAGCACAGCCTTTTGTTGTTCAGTCATAGATCTTTAATGCGTTCCAAAAGATCTTCACATGCAGCAATAAATTCGTTTCGATTCATCTCCAGGCCAAAGGTTCCTGGTTCTGCATACATGTCAAACAGATCATTAAGAAGATCGTCAACAGGATCGTTCATGCCAACTCCTAATTACCTTCTAATTTTAACCAAATTAGGAGTTCCTTAACGGTAATAGTTTTTAAATTTGTACCAGGATTTATAGTTTTTACTCCTGATCGGTAACGAAGGTGGTTAAGAGGTCTAGCGAAGGGTTGTCTCTCGATAACTATTTATCATGAAAACGTGGTCATACTCATCGGAAATACAACCGTTTTCAAAGTGACGGCGGCATTCTTCTTCTGTGCCTTCAAAAACGCACAGCCAGCCAGCGCATACGTCTTTGAGAGATCCAACGCACAAAGAAGTTGGTTCAGTCGGAGGTGGGGTAGCCATGGTTAATTAGTGGGAATGGTTACAAGCCGTGGCTTTTCATGTACTTAACCACTTTTTCAAATTCTGGCACAGTGCCGTTGGATTTCAGCACGTTAGCACGAAGAGAGATTACGGTAACGTTTCCGGGTTCATATCCTCTGTCGTTGTCAATTCTGTCAACGGTTGGAGCATCTGGATTTACCCTGGAAGACAACGGCCCCCCTCCAATTTTCGGAATCAGTTTCATCCCAAGAACAGGGCAAAATTCAGGAATGACAATATCCTCTGGCGCAATAGAAAAAGTAACGTTTCTTTGTGATGCTCTTCCTTTTGCCGCATAATAGAGTTTCATTCTTTGATCTGTTTTTAAATACTCTTGACGTTGGCACTCTTTGCAGCGGCTAGCTCTGTGGTTTTTAAGGATATCTTTTTTGCCTTTTTTGTCGCCACGATTTTTAAGGATATAAAAATTATCTACAAGCAATTCTTCTTTGCAGAGAGAGCAACGCAAAAAAATGGGGCAACACGTAGCTGATTTGCCCCTACCAAACTTTTTAGGCTTCATAAACTCACTAAGAACAACCTTAGTAAGCTTAGCGTATTTTTCTCCGTAGCGTTAACGAGTAGGACTTCTGCGTCTAGCAAGCCATCAGCACGCAGGGCACGCAGTAGCTGCCGTCGTCGTAAGTGCAGGTGACGTGAGTTGAGGTCACCTTGGCGATGGTCTTGCTGCGGATGATGTCGTCGTCTTGCGGCTTGGCTGTGCCATCACCTGCGGACATCAGTAGGTCACCACGCTGGACCGTGACGCCTTCGGCAATACGGATGATGAAGTCACCCGTCATCGCGCAATAGAAGTCGTCGGTGTAGGTGTCGTCGTCATCGTCCCAGGCTTGGAACACGCCCGACACGTTGGGGTCACCTTCAATGTCGGAGACCTTCATGCGGTTGAGCTGTTCGTTGTCCTCCTCGCCCCAGCCGCACATCTCGTCGATGTTGCTCAGCACGGTGCCGCGCAGGATTTCGGTGCGTTCAGTGCCACCAGGGAGCTGAGACCAACGGGTAAGGTGGGCGCCGTTGTAGCTGACGGTCGTGCCAGAAACAGAGATGCTACCTTCAATGGTGTTTGCTTGATAAAACTCAATTAAACCGCCGTCATCTGTGAGCCTGTTTATCGCTATTGACGGGTTTGCAGTTCGAGTGGCTCTAAGCTGACCATCATTTAAAATGTCAACGCCAGCCGTATCAAAAGAAGCTGCTGTTTTAACAAAAATAATTGTGCCATTGCTGCTAATCCTCATCCGCTCCGTCGGGCTGCTCGCTCCGTCGGCGGTAGTGGAGAACACTAGGCGGCCTGGACTGTCACCATTTGCCGGGGCTTGTCCATCACAAGCCGCACCAATGTATGCAAGGCTAGAAAAAGCGGTTCCCGTGTATCCATCAAACTGAACTGCTCCACCAAAATCACCGTTATTTAATGCCGTGCGTGATCCTTGCGTGCCACGAGAACTGCCAATTCTGACAGTTGCCGCATCTGCTCCATAGCGAGTAAAAGATGCAATTGTAGCACCGCTTGAATCGACTTGGTATAGGTATGAATCAAGGTTGGTAGACGTGCCAACTAACAGGCGGCCCGACCCATCAATGCGCACGCGTTCTGTATCGCCTGGCTTGAACACAATCGGGGCATTAGTCCTCCAAGAGTTAATCGAAACAGGATCGGTAGAGCCAGAGCCAGGATCAAGAATCAACTGAGGACTGGATCCAGCAAGATGCAAGATTGACTGAGGCAAGGTAGTGCCAATCCCTACCGCGCCTGTCGATGTAATTCGAACACGCTCATTTAAAGTTGTACTTGATGCAACAGTATTACTGAATACAATGGCTGTTGCTCCTTGCCCTGTGGTGTCGATGGCGTCAATTCTTGCCCTGACCCCTGCTGCGTCAACGCTTGCATCATTTCCATACCAGTCAATCCTTCCATACGACTGATCCACAGACATTGTTGTGTCTGTATTTTCAATGGTTATTGTTGGATTCGAGGAGCTGGCAATGTTAAATAAAGAACGAACGCTACTAGTCCCAATCCCTATTCGTTGAGAAGCATCAACTGTTAAAGCGCGAACACCGCCAGTGTTGATGCCCAGTTCGTCAGGAGCAGCCGTTGCACCGCCAACAATGCCCGTATTGGGGTCGTCAATAAATGAATACGACGGGAAGGAAGCCGAATGTGTTAAACCGATTAGAAATTGAGCCCTAGAAGAAGTGTTGTCGTTAATCAAAGCGAGTTGCGCTTTGTCAGGGCTAACTGTTAATCCATCAGCAGAACTAAATGTAAACCCAAGTTTATTTGTTGTTACCCCATATACTCGACCACAATTTGAACCCGTATTTATTGTTAGGCCAGTATTGGTAATATGCAATGCAGTCTGAGGGCTACTAGTCCCCAGACCTAATTTGCCATCATACGTAATACGAGCAAGCTCTGTTCCGACGTGCAAAAAACGTATTGGAAGACTATTTTCTGCGCGTAAAGCAAGACCATTTGAATCGCCGTAGATACGGCCACGAGTGGCAGTTCCATCCGCGATCAACACATCATTCGTGAATCGACCTTGCCCATTTACGTCAAGTGTATAGCTCGGACTAACCCCGATACCGACATTTCCACTCCCATTAACAAACAGCCTGCCAGACCCATTAGTTGAGATGGCTACTTGGTCTGCCCCAGGAGAAAATAATCCAGAATTTGGGTCAGACGTAAAACTAATCGAAGGGTTGGTCGCACTACCCGCCGCAAATACACCTGAAGTAAGCGTTACTGTTCCGCCGGTAACCGTTGTAAAGTTACCAACGTTACCCGTAACAGTAGTACCGGAAACGGTAACAAAGTTAGCTGTAGTGCCTGTGACCGTGGTACCAGTGATAGTGGTAAACCCTGCAGTTCCACCAGTTACTGTTGTAAATTGAGCGGTAGTTCCAGTAACAGTAGTTCCTGTAACAGTAGTAAATCCTGCCGTGTTACCAGTGATGGTGCCAAATTGACCAGCAGTGCCAGTAACTGTGGCCCCAGAAACAAGCGTTCCTCCACGGATTACATTACCAGAAATAGTTCCAGTTGCAGTAATGTTTCCAGAAATAGAAGCAACAACACCGGAAACAGAAATAGTTTGATCTACGCCTGCATTGGTAAATGTAATTTCATCTACCTTGATTTGACCGTACGGCATTTGTCTCTATAAAATCTTTCTTTAATTGTAACTCAGGGCAAGATAATTAACGGACCTTGAATTATAAATCCACTGGTACTGCCAGAAACAACTCCTGAGCATACAATTGCCGCCGTAGCGCCAGAAGGAGTTGTAATACGTAAAGTACTTCCAGTGATATTTGTAAATAACCCTGTGTTACCAGTAACTGTCGTACCAGATACAGTAACAAAGTTTGCGGTAGTTCCAGTTACGGTAGTACCTGTAACAGTAGTGAATCCTGCTGTACCGCCAGTGATAGAAGTGAATTGAGCAGTTGTACCTGTAAACGTTTGACCCGAAACAGTTCCTGTAACACTTAAGCCAGAACTAATGTAACCAGAACCAAGAGTAAACGTATCACCAGAGAAAGTGAGGTTACCGCCAAATGCTTGGTTAACAGCAGTTAAGAATTGAAAGAAACCAGACGTTGCGTTAACAACATTACCTGTAATGGTTGCACCAGAAACTTGTGCAGTGAACACTCCGGAAACTCCGGATAGTTGCGTAAACCTTCCAACGTTTCCTGTAACAGTTGTACCAGAAACTTGCGTTGTAAAAACACCAGAAACAAAATTAGCCGTTGTCCCGGTAACAGTTGCACCTGTGACCGTGGTGAAACCTGCTCCGTTACCCGTAATATTCGTGAACTGACCCGTATTGCCAGTAATAGTTGCACCAGAGATTTGGTCTGTAAAAACACCACTGATTCCAGTGACGGTACTAAAGCGTCCAGTATTACCAGTAACGGTAGTTCCGCTGAGATTTACAAAGTTACCAGAAGTAAAGTTTGCAGTTGTACCAGTGATAGTGGTTCCACTTAAGGTGCCAGTGATCGTGACGCCAGAAGTAAAGAACCCTGAGCCAAGAACCGAAAGATTCCCGGAGACAGTTAAGTTGTTTTGAACTGTGTGCCCACTAGTAATAAGTGTTCCAAATGTACCTGTAGTTGCATTGACATTGATTCCGGTAACGGTTGCACCAGAGACTTGACTGGTGAAAACACCAGAAATACCAGTGACGGTAGAAGCAAAAACCGTATTCCCAGTGATGGTTGCGCCAGAGATGCGATCAGTGAATACGCCAGAGACACCCGTGATATTTGCAAATTGACCAGTGTTTCCAGTAATGGTTGCACCAGAAATGCGATCAGTAAAAACTCCGGATACACCAGTAATGTTTGAAAACTGTCCCGTGTTTCCGGTAATGGTTTGACCTGACAGAAGCGAGGTGAAAACCCCAGTCGCGCCTGTGACACTTGTGAAATTGGCCGTATTTCCTGTTACTGTCGCACCAGAGACCTGTCCAGTAAAGACACCGGAAGAAAAGTTGGCAGTCGTACCAGTGATCGTGGTACCTGTCAAAGTGCCAGTAACCGTCACTCCAGAGGAGAAGAACGAATTACCAAGTGCAGACAGGGTGCCGGAGACGGTCAGATCTCCTTGAATGTTGTGTCCACTGGCGGTCAGATTTTGGAACGTCGCGTTTGTTGCGTTTACTGTTGTACCAGTAATCGTGACGCCGCTTAGAGTTCCACTTACGTTAAGAGTTGTTTGAACGTAAACACCACTAAAGTTGGCAACACCAGTAGAAGTGACAGTGTTGAGAGTGGTAAGACCAGTAACCGTTAATGGTGCGTTAATTGTGAGCGGACCAGTCATGGTCCCGCCACTAAGCGTTAAATATTTTGTGTTAAGGTAATTACTAAATTCTGAAAGAGTAATTTTCTTATTCTTTAACGTCGGGTCAACTTCAAATACCCGAACGAGAGTGAGCAGATCTAACTCGCTTAAATCTGCTCCTACAATTGAGGGCAGCTCAGTAATTCTCCTGTTTGCCACTTATAAAAATACGAAGCCTTATAAGTGATTATAGGAGGTCTAACCTCTTACTTTACTCGTACTTCAATTCGTGGTAAGTTTTGTGATGCAAAGTTCCAGGCTGCTGGCACACCGTAAACCAAGCCACAGGATACTGCGAAAATAACCAGAAGTTCAGCAATTGTTAGGTTACGGCGAACGTAAACAACTTTAGTTGGAATTTGCAGTGGTTGATTAATTTGATATTCAACTTTTGGCTTTTGTTCCTGGGCTTGCTGTTGAGCGTAGTATTGTGCTACAGCCAGCTCACGAGCTTGTTGCTTCATGCGCTCCAGGTCTTCAGGAGTGATCTGACTAGGAACTGGAATTTGTGACTGCGGCGGTTCTTGACTACTGGTAGGAGCGGAAAAAAGATCTTCCATAAAACAAGCAGATTATCTGTAAAAAGACTAGCATTTAATCAGATTGATTGTTGGTATGACACACGGTTTACGGAAGGGTCTTGAAGACATTGCCCATGAGTTGCAAAGTATTAAACATATTCTTGCAGCGATGTGGCATGCACGGTACCAAAACGGAGAAACTGATCGGATAAGTCCTGAAGTTTACGCAGATGAGTATATTTCTACTGAGGAATGCGCCCGTCGCCTGGGGATCTCAGATCAAACGATTCGCAATTGGATTCTCGCTGGCAAGAAAAATCCAGAAAAAGGCTGGATCTACGGTGTTCACTACATAAACATTGAAGCTACCCAGGGACGTAAACAAACGATCCGTATTCCTTGGAATCGATTGATCCAAACATTTATTCGAGATACAAAACCAAGTTATTTAACTTTTTCTGGCAGTGGTGGCAACACTTTATACGATACTTACGCTCGAGACCGGAAAGACGATCACATCCCAGACCCTACAGTACCTAAAACCCCAGATTTTGATGAAGATTTGGATGAGGAGGGTTGATGAAGAACCGTTTTACCGACCTAGAACTTGGTATTGTAACCTTAAAAAATTATAAAGAAACGTTACCGGAGTCTCTTGCGGTTCAAGTTGAGATGTTTCTGCCCCCATCCGGCTCTTTTGATGACCCGACCTTGCGTAGATACCTAGAAAACTTAAAAAACTATGAAGAAGAGGACCCAAGTTTTGCAATGACCCTGGCAAACAGGTTGCGAATGGCGTTCCAAGACATGACACCCGATACGATCTGTGGAAAATTCCCTAATGCAGACCTTCCCTTAAAAAGAAGACTCCGTTGTGTGGCTGAATATCTTATCAGAGCCGGAGAATTTGACAAAATGAGGGATGAAAACGGTAAATTATTAAAGAAACGCGGTGTTCTTGGTAAGTTGGTCGTTATTTACCAGCCATTACCCAAGATGCGTGATACACTTATTCGTCAGGGATTGGTAAAAAAATGAATCGACGTGAAAAATTAATTGCTTCAGTGATCGGACCAGAGCTGGAAGAAGATAAAGCAAAAATGTTGGATGCAACACTCCGTTTAATCCTTGGAGACATGGGCGGAATGTTCACAAAGTTTTGGGAAGCCGAAGGTCCTGGGGTTATGTGCTTCCAACCCCAGCAAGTAGAGCGTTCGATGTTTTACTTGACACTTAAAGAACTGCACGCTGCACAAGAAGAGTGTGAACGTGACAATAACGGTGATCTGGCGGAAACTTTTAGACGGATTCTTAACGCTGCACAGAAGATTGATCCAGAAGAAAAAGCTGGTTATGTCTTAAATGATCAAGATGGTATTCGCTATTTGGAAATAGCGAATGACCAGACAAAAGATGTGATGATCAAAGACTGATGCCTGCTTTTCTTGGTAACAAAAAAGTTGAAAACTACGAGTGGATCAGTAATCGTGACATGATTGATTCCGCTCATTTGCTGATGGGCGGTATTGATCTGGATCCGGCTAGCTCAGCAAAAGCTAACGAGTATGTCAACGCCAAGAAATTTTACACACCGAAGGAAGATGGTTTAAACGAGATGGAGTGGCATGGGAATGTGTATGTGTTCCCTCCACGCCATTCCTACTTTTGGCATGAGCAGTCCCAACGGTGGAAGATGACCAGGGGTTTGTCTCCAACGTTGACTTCTGCTTATGCACTTTGGTGGCGCACTTTAAAAAGGAAGTGGGTATCTGGTGAGATCGAACAGGGTGTGTATTTTGCCAATGCACCTGACATGTTTCTGTACTGTCAAGATATTTTCGATCATCCAATCTGTATCTTGAAGACGAGACCTATGTTGCATCAGCATTTTATTAACACAGGTGAGATCAAGGTTCGGAATACGTGCGCTTCTTTTGTTGTATTTCTTCAACCCAAAACAAATGTGACGGAAGCTACCGAACACTTTGTTGAGATTTACAGCCCCAAAGGCCGCGTTCTTGTCTGAGTGAGCTACACTTTGAAAGCTTAGTTGACGTTATGAGCATTCTTTCGGACAAAGAAATCAAGCAACTCGCCCTTGAAGAGGGTATGATTCAGCCGTTCCAGGATCGGTTGATTAGTGAACAAAATGGTCGCCGTTTGCTGAGCTACGGGTTAAGTTCGTATGGATATGATATCCGCCTCTCACCCAAACAATGTTTGATCTTTGGTCGCACTCAAGCAGGTGACTGCGATCCCAAAGCATTCGATGCAGATATTCTTAAACCAGCCGAGTTGTTGGAAGACGAGAAGGGTCAGTACTTTTTACTTCCTCCTTTTGGTTACTGCCTGGGTGTTGCAGAAGAGTACTTAGATCTTCCCAAAGATGTGACTGTAGTTGCTGTGGGGAAAAGCACGTATGCCCGATCGGGGATTATGGCAAATATTACTCCAGCGGAAGCACGGTGGAAGGGACACTTAACTCTTGAGATTAGTAACTGCACTGCACTCTTTAACCGCATTTATGCAAACGAGGGCATTTGCCAGTTGCTATTCTTCCGTGGTAACGAGTGTGAAACTGATTACCAAATGAGGAAAGGTAAGTATCAGGACCAAAAGAAAGAGGTTGTATTCAGTCAGGTTTAACTGAATCCTCTAAAGGTACCAGAAAATGGTTGGGGTTTCCGTGCGTAACTGACACCGCCTGCTTTACCACCGGAGTCCCCCTGGCTGGGAAGAACTACACCATCGATATTTGCTTCGTTCCTGGGGGTTCTACCACGAATCTGTGGTTCATCAATCGAAGCCCTTTGTTTGTATGCACCAGCGGTTTTAGCTGCTGCCATGTACTTGGCTACTCGATCTTGTTGCCTGATATTTCGTACGTCTGTTTCGTCGGCAATCTCTCGTTCTGTTTCGTCTAACCGACGAATGTCAGTGTCATATGCCTGTTCAGGATTAAGATCTGTTACCTCAGCTCCAGAGGTACCAGACTGATTCCTGGGATCGTATGTAGGGTCTAAAAATCTTGCCATGTTATTATTTTACTTGAAGGAATTCAGGCCAAGATATAACAATGATGCACGCTGCGTCATCTATGAGCGACTTCTTAGATAACTTCATTGTTACGAATGATGAAGTAAAAAACAGGTGTTTAAGCCTGATGGATTTTGGTCAAGAACTAGACAACGAAACCAACGACGTTCCGCTTCAAGACCTTTATAATCGGGGTTTAGTGCTCACCCAAGAAGGGCGTGAGCGCCAGAACCTACAAATTGAAGGAGGAGAACGATGCGGTCTGACGGGATATATTCCGAGTATGGAAGAAGGGATGAAGATGGGCGCCAATCCGAAGCCCAGGTCTTTAGTCTTGGAACTGGAGGGGATGCCGGAGGACGAAATCGAGATGTCGAAGAAACGCCGTGGTTTGAGCCGGTAGATTCTGAAGAAGGGTGTAAGGACGGATTCTGTCCAATGCCTACCTCAAAGCTGGTTGTTGCTAAACCAGCGGTCGACATGGTGAATCACCCACCCCACTATGTCAACGATAGAAAGGCAATTGAAACAATCGATAAGATTGAGGATGCAGTTCAGTTTGCACCTGATGCGGTTCTTGGCGGCCTCCAGTGGCAAGTAATTAAATATATTGACAGGATGTGGGATAAAGAAGATCCCAAAAAAGATGCAAAGAAAGCAATGTGGTATTTAAATCGCCTTATTCAAAAATTAGAAGACTGACATCGGTTCGTCATCTTCTTCGTCATCATCGTCGTCACCTTGACACATCATGGCCAGTTCCACGAGTTCAAGCTGAGTCGGGCAGTCAAATTCAAGTTCGATATTTTCGTCTTGGAGAATGTCTTTTACTGCTGCCCACTCAATTAAACGCCGCTGGTACAGATTTAACAAAGCTGCGTACAACTGGTCCCAAGTCATCTCTTGTGCTTCAAGCTCTGCTTTGCGCATGGCAAATTGCAGTTGCAGAGGGAGTTCTAACTCGCGGGGACGAACAGCGTCTTCCATCTTGTTTGCTTTATCTTCAAATATTCTAATCCCACGAGTCAAATGATGATCCTTTCCAGTCATGCTCTTGGCCAAAATCAAAAGTGACTTCTAGGTCAAACTGGTTTGCAAACTCAGCCAGAGTATATGGATTGATCTTTTGTTCCAGGGTTTCAATTGATCTGATCTGGTGCTCAGCTCCACCGTAATTGGAGAACGCACGCAAGAGAATGCCTCCAGTTGGCGACAAGGAAGAGCGTATTTCCGATAGGAAAAGTGAAGATTCTTCTCTGCGTCGATCAAGGAGTCCGCCTACTACCCTGTAGTAATGATCGAAGACCCAACGTGTAATTTGTTCTGCTGCACCACGCCAATCCTCAATCTCCACTGCATCAATGATGGGACTGTAAAGAAAAGGCTCCCAACCAACGGAATGAATAAAAGAAATTAACGCATTAACCATTGAGTCATCAAGACCTAAGTTGAGACGCATCAATTCTTCGTTAATAACTTCTACTTCGTGGTTCAAATATTCCAGTGCTTTACGTTCTGTACAGCAATGCCCTTGACGCACTGGAGCGCCATCAGGATAATATTGTGTTCCAAACCCTAACGTATAAGGAGTTGTTCCAGTGCACGGATCTGGGTAAGCTTTTTCGCTAAACCCCTCATATTTTTTAATTAATTTAATTGCCCGCGAAAAATCGGACATGAGAAATAGTTCAGCTATTCCCCATAATAGTCTTAATTAAAACTAACTGTTAGCCTTTACCTTGTCCACGAGACTTCTTACGTCCATGAGAAGGTTTGGAGTTTTGTCCTTGTCCTTGTTTTGTTAACTTAGGACGAGACTCTTTTTTGGTTGACGTGTTGCCTTTTACTTTACCCATTTAAGTCACCATTTTACTTTGGGAATAAATTTTTGCTGCTTTATTAACCATTTGCCTTGTTCGAATAAAAATTCTTTTGGGCATCCGGTCTTCAAACGTCTTCTTAAACACCCTGGATCTTGTTTTGTTATTTTAGCAATGTCATATAAACACATCAAATTTCCTTTATATTCAATTAATACATTATTTCTTTTATTCCTGACTTGGTCATGGACTGTTGCCCAACGCACATTTCCAGGTTCGTAATTACCATTTGGATCAATTCTATCTAGAGACATTCCCTTCGGGCGTTCACCCAATAGCTCCCAAAATTCTTCAAAAGATTTAAAACAAAAAAGAACATGTCCATATGCATTTTTATGATTTTCTCGTACTCGTTTTTTTGCATGCCAATAACTTTTATATGCTCCTGATTTTTGTGAATCATGTTTGGGAGAAGGAGTTTTAATATTAAGTTTTCTTTTTTTAAAAGCGCAACTCCTGCATTCCCATATTTTATTTTTTCTATTAAATTGATCAATTCGTATCTTACCTTTGCGGCTGCATACTACACAAGTTGTAACAACGTAGTTCCAGCGTGCAGACATGTGTTCAAGAACTCTGGCAAAATTATACCACTTAGGATCATCCACTTGACGCGGTTTGCCCAAAATGCCGCCGACATCTTTCCTTTTGCAATATTTTTTGCGTGCCTAGCTTTAAAACTTTCCCTGCGTTTACGATAAACTTCTGACTCACCTTCTTTCTTGGGACTGCCACTAACTCCTTGCTGTCCAAAGCGAATAATTTTCTCTTTTCCACCTTCACAGGCTTTAACCACATGCGATTTTGTGGGGTGCCCAGGGGTCTTCTTTGGTTTGTTACAAGGCATTGAGTCCTTGTGTAGCTTGGCTGCCTTAGCTGCTTTCTTACGTTTATCTGCCATCAACTAAGCCCTTTAAACATAGATGTGAATTCGTTTAAGAACCCCTGACCAGCTTTTGATTTGGTCGGTAATTTCTCATCTTCATCAATTGTAAAATAACTAGACCTTGTTGGTTCTTCCTCTTCTTCTCCTTCACCAAAGAAACTTTCAATTGTACCAAGAGAGGCAAACGGGTCAGAAAAGTTAAGTCCAGTTGTCTTCAATGCTTCGTTAGTTCCTGCCTTGGTGAGAGCAGCTTGTTCGGATCGATCGAGATCCGGAAAAAAGTTCTCATAAAACTCATCTTCTGTACCCTGGAAACCAGCAGATTGAAATGTTTTGTATAGTTCAGTTTGGCCTTCAATAGTATCTTTGGGTTTATAATCTTCTTCTCTTTGGATGTAACTAACACCTAACACTTCTTGTGTTGGTTTTTCTCTTTTCTCGTTTAGGTACTTAATTTGTTCTCTGATTTCTTGTGCCGAACCAGTTCTAACAGCTTCTGTAATGTAATTTTTTAACTCTTCAATAGTTCCACCAAAACTTTCAAGTCCATATTTCTCTAGTACTTCATCCCAAGTTTGCTTATCTTCTGGATTCAATCCTTTTAACATCTCATCAGCAAATTCTTCTGGCTTCAAGAACTGACCAAAAACTGTTCCTTGAGCAAGAGCTTCTTCGTTAAGAGCTGGAAGGATTTGATTGTAGATATAATCACTCACTTTAGATGCGTTTAAAATGTCATCGGCCGGATCGTAACCTTGCCCTTGGCCTTTAACCTGGAAGTGCATCCTGGCAAAAGCATCTTTGTCATTGATGTTTACGCCAAAGCGATATGCTTGTGAGGTCCAGTAAGGATCTCCATTTTTAGCTGCTTCCCAATCAGCACTTACTGTGGACGCTTGCCTTGCATAGGCTTCAGTTCTTGCCTTGTCTCCCGATGGGTTAAAGTAAAACTCTGCGTTAAAGTAACGTTCAGGAGTTTTACGAAGCTCTTCAATATATTCATTAGCCCTTAAATCAGCAACTAATTTTACAGCGTTAAGAATATCTTGAGTTTGGAATGGGTTTTGTTCTGACTGGCGAACGTCGAGATACTCAACAAATTCATTCATTGATTTGGATTCGTTGAAGCGAGGCATCAAATATTGATCAATAAAGTCACGCGCAAATTGGCCTTGAATCTTTACTCGTTCTTCTGCTTGCTCTTTTGTAAGTCCCAGCTCTAAATCAGCTTGGTATTTTTCTTTAAGTGTGTTATCAAACCATTGCTGCCAGTTATAAGTTACTTCATTGTTAATACCAGTAATTCCACGTAAAGATTTTTCTAAAGACTTTTGTGCTTTATCGCCACCCATAAATGAGAGTACACCGCCGACCCCAGAATCCCCAAGAATTGAATTAGTTAAATCTTTATTGATACCAGTAATTTCACCAAAAGAATCAAAGCCGCTAAAGATGGCAAGTTCTTGCTCCATCCCTTTAGCTTTTTTCATTTGCTCAATTGTTTGTTTTAAAACATCTTGGGTCAACGCACCAAAACGCTTAACGTCCACAATTGCTTTCTCACCGACAGCAGCGTTGAGTGCGTCTTCTAGTTCTGTAATTCCGTAATCAGCATTGATATTGTATTTAAATGCAACTTCTTTATCTTCCGGCCGATCAGACATTCGGAAGAGTACGGCAAATTCATCCGGCTTGTTAAGGTCCAGAAAAAATTCTTTTCCTTTTGATTTCCAATACGTGTCACCTGCTTTAGCAGCTTCCCAGGCTGCAGCAACTTCTGGTACCTTTAGAAGACGTTCTGTTTGAGTATCTGTGTTGACACCAAGCTGAATCGTACGCGCTTGTTGTAGCTCAATATCAGTCGGTTTGCGTTCAACGTATTGCTTTGCAGCGGCAAGTTCTTCTGCTTTGTTACCACGGGCACCTGCTGGCTTACCTTGTGTTGTGTAATGGTTTAAATAAAAACCATTCTCGCCATACCGTTGAGTAATATCAATATCATCATTGGCAACAGCAGATTGCCATTGTTGAGCAGCAACTGGATTTTGTGCTTTGTAATAAGCAGCATCAAAAACACCGTAAGGAGGTTTAGCTCCAAGATCGGAGCTCCAGGGTTGAATTTTCTCCGTTGAATAATATGCTTTGTAATAATTTTCTAAAGCACTTTTTAAAGTAGTATCAATACCTTGAATGTTTTGAATTAAAGCTCTTTGCTGAACATAATCACCGCCCTTGGTATTGTTTACAGTTGTTAAAACCGATCTATATGCTGTATTTTTTGTTTTATTTTCTGTTTCTTGTTTTTCTCTAAGTTGATTAATTTCTTTATTTTGTTCATTGGTAGTATACGCATTTTTTTGATTAATAAGATTACCTAGTTGATCGCCAAACTGCTGAGCAGAAATTAAAGCACTTGCTGTTATTCCATTACCTGCTTTACTTGCAATTTCTTGTGCAAGACTTTGCTGGTCTTTTGCTGTATTAGGGTCTAGTTGAACTGTTACCGATCCACCTCCACTAGTAAAACCATTTGGAGCACCGATACTTGCATGGACTATTGTTTTTCTAGTTTGGCCCCAGCCACCTATTTGTTGTGTTTTGTAATAAACAGTAGCGGTCGGTACAGTTAAATTTGGATTAACTTCATTCCTGCCTAAATTTTCATTTTCATAAACAACATTCCACTTACGCGCTGCCGGATCATATGAAAGTCCCATGTCAAACTGCCGGTTTTAACTCTTGTAATGGATAAGAAAAAATGTCAACAACTTCTTGTGACATCCAGGCCTTGATTCTTTCCATCTTAACCTGAGTAAAGAATTCCTGCTGTTGATACCATTGCTCCACGGCAGTGCTTCCCTTGTTACTGTTGCAGCGACGACAAGCAGGAATCAAATTGTTCCTGTTGCTGGAACCTGATTTAAACCTCGGGACAATGTGATCCAGGCTTGTTGCTACGTCTTCGCAATAGCCACATTTATAATCCCAGGATTTATAAATATCGTCTCTAAATCGTTTTTTTGCTAACCTTGGAGTTACTTCGATCAGTAGGGCGAGTGGTGCGTTCTCGTCACTGAACATACTCTTTAGTTGCCGTTAACTTATTTTAAGATCGCTAAGCCAAAGCTCAAAGTTTAAGATTTGCTAAAAATCCTTGACCTACATGGGTTTGTCGGTAGTGTATATCTGAACACTCCCTGTTCTTTATGTCAGCTTCTACCGGCTGGGTCACAGCCAACAAAGCGTGCGAGCTTCTTGGGCTCGACAAAAAACAACTGTTTAAGATGCGAGATAACGGCACCCTAAAACTGGGACCTCACTTCGCAGCCTTTAAGGATACGTTCTCACGAGACTCGTATCGTTGGAATGTGACTAGCGTCAGGAAAGCACTGCGTAAGCAGGGGATTGAATTTGCCGATCCACTTTCTTTGGCTGGTAAAAGTCCTTCCTGATTCGATAAGAAAGGATTAGATCGGTCAAGTTCAAAGTAATTACTTTGTTTTTAATACCGACTTCAAGTTTTTCTTGAATCTCTTTAAAGCAGTTCTCAAGTTTTGAGGGCTGCTTTTCTTTTAGTTGAAAAAGAAGAACCCACTGTGGATGCATGGGGCGAACTTTTTTCTTTTTTGAAATGATGTTAATTGTGTTGTCAGTGTTCCAGGTAAATCCTTTTAACTCTTTAGGGTGTACACCGTAAGTGGCAAGCATACCATAAAGCCACGCCGCTTGTCCAAAAGACTTCTTGTAAAGAAGCTGGAAGTAATCGTCAACAATCGCCTGGTCAGACGGAGGGGGATGTAAGTGCTTCATGGGTTGGTGCGTATGAGCTAACCAAACCTTAGACCTTACTTAGCCCAGGGACGCGTTGGTGGACAAATCTTTTTGAGTCTTAATAGACTCAACATTAGTATACATTATGTAAGTCTTCCTTAAAGCATTGTAAAGTTATTGATCGTGATCTTATCTGTTGCAATATTAAATATTTTTTGCAGCATTGGATAAATCATTGGTGATTGACAATTATACGGAGGAACATCCATGACTGCCAATGCGCGTTTAGTTTCTTGCAATGTGCGTGCCTTTGTTAATTCTTCTTCTGTTTGTTTGACTAATCTTTGTTCCCACTTGACCATACCATCTGGCCCTACAGGGAAATCAGATGGTTCGGGAGGAAACACTCGATCTCTAAACCTAAGTGCATAAATGTGTTTGCAGTATCGAAGCTCATCTAAAAGTGGCGTCCAGTTATCACTGATTGTCAGAATAATATCTTGCGGAACAACACTTGAATCCGTCTCAAATATTGCAGAGCTGTAGTCGTCGTATCCAGGCATACCTTCTGCCTGTGAACCAACAGTAGCAATATTACTTGTACTTCTTGTGTAGATCATACCAAAGTCTCGATACACTCCAGGGTTATCACGCGTTGCTTTTGTATCTGTATTCGATTCACTTACGGTGTAATCCAACTCAAAACCCTGTGGCGCATACGTTTCAAGTACTCTGTTGACATCAGGTCGTGTCATCGCCCTGTTATCAAGCTTCCCATCAGTTCTAATCTCTTCAAATCGACCAGGCTTAACTGAAGCCCTGGAGCTTCGAGGAAATTGACGTTGATTATTTTTTCCGCCATTCGAAATAAAAGAGTAATCTCGATGTGTAAAGTCTTGGCAGGTACATGAATATCTAGACCCTGTCACCAGGTACCTACCAACTTCAAACCCCTGTGGTGACGGTGTGGTAAATATTGCATCAGGAGTGACATATACGGAACCTGCTTTTTTGAATGTAAGTACTCCTGTGTTTTGGTTTATGTTGACAACAACTGCCTGGACATAACCATAGCGTCTTTGATTCGCAGGGTTGATCGTCTCTTTATCAATAAGAGGACCACCGTCAACAACAATACGATCTTCAAATATTTCTGTATTAGCAGGCTTTAATCCGTTGGGTTGACCAGTAACAGTAATGTAAAACGGAGGTGGCAGTGGATTAGATGGGCTCCAGGATCCAGCTAACTTCACATACCAAAAGTTTGCATCTTCTGTAACAGATTCAACAAACAGTTTTTGGCTACTGACTGTATCTTGTACAGAGTCGGTACGAAAAGATCCTGCATAGCGCCAAATGGCCCAATGCATACCAAACTCTTTGTTGGTTGTAGGAAAACCTACGAATGCACCAGAGATTGTGACGGGTGGGTTACCAGAAGTGGTTGTATTAGGAACTGTGTAAGAGAAAGGGAACGTGTACTCACCGTTATAAGTAAGAGACGTTGCCAGTTCGTAACCCCTTCTCCACCTGGCCCAGGCTGATTCCCTATTTGCAGAGTAGATCGAATCAGGGACGCTACCCCTAGAAAACTCTGTGGTAATTGGTTTAATTTTATTCGGCGTTAAAGATTTAACTTCTTGGAAGTTACCAAAGTTACTTCCAATTTTTTTAGCCATCTTTAGAAGAAACCACCTTGAGCAACGATGTGAGCACCGGGGGTATAACCAGAGATGTTGGGACCGTCCGGGAAGACGCCTACGTAAAGCCTGTCGCCCCGTTCCAGGTACACACCCTTGTTACGAAGTGGAGCGGTCTCCCCGAGCCCTGTAGTGTTGCCTGCGGACATTGCTGGGGTGGCAATAATCGGCATTACATCAGAACAATCAACATCTTGTGCATTACCTGGGACAGTTTTAGCAAACACAACCTTGTAATCACCAGAAGCGGGAACTGGCTGGGTTGTACCACGGGTGTGGTAAAACACAAAGGTTACTGCTGGTTGATTACCGTAATTAACACCGTTGTAAGTGAAACCATTAACCAATCCACCTGAGTAGTGAAGAGCTGTATTTACCCCTGTAAGAGTGGCTGCGCCAGTGTAAGTGTAATAACCAACCCCACTTCCAGCGCCACTACCAGTGAGTATACCTGTAGCAGTAATATTAACGATTTGTCCACTTACAAAAGAAACAATAGTACCAGAAGTAGAAGCACTTACCGTGTAATCAGGGTCACGGTAGAAATCATTACGGATAATTTTAACCGAGTCAACGATGCCACCACTGTTATTATCTTCGCTAAGCGTGGCGTCCATGTCCACAAGAATTGCCGGGACCTGACCACCCTGCACAAAGAGAGTGTTTGCAGTTGCGTTACCAACAATCTGAGTAGTGACGCGTACCGAATCATAAAGAGGACGGTCTACAAAAACGGGCTGCTTATTTGAGGAACTCGAGGACATTTACTTACTCAAACTTTTATTTTCAATTATAAACGAATTAAGCACCCATGTAAGATCTTAAGTTGCCAAAAGGTGTGTCTGGTAATTTAGGCATTAAAGCTTCTGGATTATTTTGCAAAGCTAAAAAAGTTTGAAACGAAGTTCCGTCCTCATCTTCTTTCCTTGGTTGAAACTTCCAGCGTTTACGATTGACATAATCTGTTCGCAACTGTGGATAAAGCTGATAATCACTTAAACCAGCAGAGTAAATATCTCCGGGCAAGTAATCGTTACTATCAATGTATTCAGAAAATCTAGACATCAAACTTCTTCCTCTTCCATTAAACGGCTTGCAAAAGTTTGGAGATAAGATTGTGGATCAGGAATACTATTTAAAATTTCGTCGTAACCAGGGAGGGAGCTTTGTGGACGAAACATAGTACCAAGTCCTGTATTTTTAATCAAGTTTAAAATGCTGGCACCAAGCCCATTTCCTTGTTCCCTGGGTGTTGCTGTTGCAGTAGTAGGGGGGAGCGTTGGGGCAGGTGGAGTTCCAGCGTTCCACCACTCCTTAGTAGGTGCTCTTTTTGTTTCGTTAAAAAAAGTGTTTTCACTTAAATCAGGAGTTGCTCCGAGTTGTTTTAATTTTTGTGGAGTTACAAACTGACGTTGACCCTGTATAATCGTAGGAATTAAATTCGTATCGTATTTAAGAAGATTGCCAGTTTTTTGTAAATACTTTGTACTACGAAAATCTGTTACGCCGCCAAGTTGTTTAGCATAATTAAACAATTCTTGTTGTCCTTCGGGAGATGAATAATATTGACGAGCTTTTTCAATTGCCGGATTTTTAGGATTAAAACCACCCTTTCGCAAAACAGCATATTGATTAGGATTTAACCAACTACCAGAAGATCCAAATTGAGGATTATGAACCCGATTAAGCATGGACGCCAGGGTGCCAGGCTTTACTCCCCTTTTAGGATCGCCCGACTCTCGAGATCCAACATCAAGCAGTTTATTAAAAAACGCTGGAGAGGTACCAAAAAATTGAGGTGCCATTGTAATTGTTTCCTTATTCTCCTACCCAATTTGAATCTGCCTTGAGACCGGGGACAAATACTGCTTGTAGAGCTACGATTAAACTCAGTTTCGCAGTAAGGCGACGGACAAAATTACGGCAGAGAATCATTAGGATAAAGCAGCTACACTGGCCCCCAGCGACTAAAAGTCTTGTGTCCAGTTGGTGGTCTTACCCACAGGTGTGGTGCCAAGTAACCCTAGTTTATCAAAGGGTTATTTTATGCGGCTTTCAAACGCCTTCTTAAGAAGCGCAAGCTGAGTTTGACTGCGCTCTTCCTGACTCAAGAACTTGCGTGGATCGGTGAACATCTCTGTTGCACCAGGGATTGGGGTGGATTTAGCAAAGACTTCAGAAGCACCGAATTGAGGAACTGTTGGAGTTGGACTACCAGTAAGCGGAGTCTGGGTTTGGAAACCAGCCATTGCCCCTGGTACTTGATTCATTTTGTTGGCATACTGCATGTCACCAGTCTGTGCTTGGAATTGTCCCAGTGGACTTTGGGACATAACAGCAGAGGTGGCTTGTGTGTACCCAAGCTGACCTGGCTTTAGTTTCTGTGCTAACTGCGGGTTTGTAGTGGCCCAGATCTCAAGACCAATCTTTTCTTTATCTTCTGGACTAGCAGTGTTATATGCTTTTGTTAATTCAGCAACACGATACTTTTTAAACAGAGGATCTTGCTCTGTCATTTGAGCAACGCGGGAACGTTCTTGAGCTTGAGCACGTTCTGCTGGTGTGTCCACTGATGCAAAGGTGTTAGCCTGTTGACCCGGAAATCCCGCTCCTGGACGAAAAGCTTCAGCCGCTGCGCCTGCAGCCGCTTCGGTTCTAGCGTACTCAGGCGGTAAATTACTAATTCGTGAAGATGGACGAGTTGGTAAAGTTGGGCCGCCATAGGCTGGTGTATATCCTTTATTAGGTAACAAACCCGCTTTTCGAAATGTAGTACCGAGTGCAAAAGAGGTTTTTAATAAAGGATCCAACAAATAAGTTTGCGGACTAGTCAGCAAGGATAAAGGATTCATTACCGATAATTCTCTGCTAAGAAAATATTAGAGCCAACAGATACGTCAGCAGGTCCAGGCATGGCCTGAATAAATTCAGCACCTGAGCGTTCGTAACGATAACGAGCCTGGAAAGGATCCTTGTAGTTAGGAACGTAAAGAATGTGGGCAAGTCGATTTGTCTCATAAAGATAAATCTCGTCCCACGTTTTTAATGCTTCCTTGGCATTACTAGATCGGATGGTACGATCTACGTCACCAGCAATGTTCTCAACTCTGGTTGAAGGTGTGGTTGCAACCTCAGTTTTCTTTTCAGCCGTATCGCAACGGTCGATCTGAATGATAATTTTACTGTAAAAATATGAATCAGGTACCGTGTTCATAGCTTCTTCCAAACGGGCATAGTCACCTGCTGGAACAGAAACCACATAGTAACCTAGGTGATACCTGACTCTACTTTTATCAAAGTCACTGAGTTTCACAAACTACATCCATTTACTTAACATTATAAATTCAAACAATCAAGCAACCATTTGCATTGCTTGTTCTGGAGAAATGTAGCCAGCTTGGGAAAAATTGGCCAGGCTTGGCATTTCTTGTTTACGTTGTAAAGCTTGCTCCAATGCACGCGACACAAGCATGTCTTTCAACGTTGGTTGTTTACCAACACCAAGAGCTTCTAGTAATTTATTAACACTATCTTCATTATTTGTTTGTGTGTCACCAGGGAGTTGTGGAGCTTCTGGCGCAGCACCTAAAACGTTTACATCGCCTGCTTCTGGTCTATCAATATTACCGTGACCAACACGAGCAATAACTTTTCCACTGGGGTCTAAAGACTCAGAAAAATAACCATATCCTCCACCAGATCCCCTGCGTACTTTCCCACCTGCAACAGCAGGAATATAAATAGAGGCGTCTTCTACAGCTCCTTTATCAAATCTACTTTTTCCTTTAAAAGGAACATAGTAATCAAAAGATTGCCAACCAGGATGCCGACTATGACTATGTGCACCTGCAGCGCGTTCTAATAAATCTATTTTTTCATCAAGTTCTGCACTAGGATTCCAGCGGCGACCTGAAACCGCTGGATTAGAAAATTCAATTTCTCTACCAATTGTTTGTTTTTGACGCGCTAAAGCATCAAACATTTTTACTCTTTCAGCAACTGGTAAAGAAGCTAATAGCTTTAAATCAATGTGATATTCAGTACCAGCTCCTCCTTTACCTTTTGGAGCCGTAAAGCCAGAACGTTCTGTTAAATATGACATTATTCTTTTCTTTTTATTTTAAAACTAAAAAACCCCTGATTACTCAGGGGGCTTGTAATTGAAGATGTTAGTTATACACGTACCAGGTCTGCGGCGAATACAGAATCCCAATCAACTCTTTTGATTTGGCGTAACTGCTCGAGGTTGTTAAATCTTTCACCAGACAGGGACAACTGAAGGTCCTTGATTTCTCGAGCAGTCTTCAAACCAATTCCTTTGATGTGGTCTGCAATCATCTGTGCAGTAGCACCGTTAATGTTAAGACGTGTATCAGGGGGGAAATTGCGAGGTTCTTCGTTTGCCGCTTTATCTTTCACCTGCAAAGTCTTAACTTTTTTAGTTGCAGACTCGTCGGGTTCAAGTTCAGTTTTGTAAGCGGTGTAAAGGCGACCGTCCTGATCTTCAACCATGAACCAATCGCCTTCATCCCACTCACTAATGATTCGAACTCGAGCACCGGTTTTTTTATGACGATGCAGGAGCAGTTCTGCGGCAACAGACATAGGACCAAGAAAATACCTGGTCCTAGTTTAACTCAGTTACTCACAATACGGTTGACGAGATAGGACTCGATATCGTTGTAACCAGGAGCTTCATCCGGCTGGATGTAGCAAACTTCAACCACGAAGTAACCAGTACGACCGGCAGCTTTGTCAGCGGCAGAGATGTACCAGCCAGGAGCCGTACCAGAGGTGGTGGTAGAAGCGGCGCGAGTGAAAACGCTGTAAGTAGCAGCAGCAGTGTGAGGCTTGTAGACGTTACCATCGGTAAGACCAACAGCACCGCTAACCACAGGCACAGGCACAGCAGAAACAGCAGCAGTACCAGCGGCAAAGAAGACTTCGCCTTCTTGACTACCGGAAACGGTGGACGACAGGTTGACCTGGGCCACACCTTCACCAGAAGCTGCGCTGGAAACAAGACCAGTAGCGAACGAGATCACGCGACCAGTGGTGGTATAAACACCGGAAGCAACGCGACCATCACCCCAACCCGAAGCAACCGACATCGCAGTGCGATACACGTAGATGGGATAAGTGGAAGAACCACTGATCACCATACCGGTGATGTCAGTACGGGTGTCGTCTTGACGATAAGGGGAAGGAACAATAACGCTACCAGAAGCAACGGCGCCATCACCAGAGGTGTTGGTAACAGCAACGTAACCGCGCTGCTGGAAGTAACGATAGCCAGGGATAGCAAGAACCGAAGTAGGGCCTGCTTCTGAACCGTCGTTAGTACCGCTGTAATCGGTATCAATATTCTTGTACCAACCGTTAAGAGGCTCTGCCCAGTTGCCGGGGTAGATTTTTTTAGACGAAAGGTAGGACATTTATTTCTCCTTTGTGTATGTTTACGTTATAGATCAGACAGTGCCGTCGTCAGAGACAAAGCTGTAAGCAGTCGTGATGAAGTCTTTGTTCAGCACTTCAAAACCAGCGTACAGTTGCCAAATCAAGATGATGAAACGGCTGAAGTCATCGTTGTTATTGATGAGCACCTGAGCGTTCGGACCACCGATACCAACACCAACGGCCTGAGGACCGAAGAAGAAGCCCTGAGCAACGTCTTGGTTGGAGTAAGAAGCGGGAGTAGCAAAGCTAGCCGAGATTTGCTTGTTGGGGAAGTTGGTCGATTCGAAGAACTTCACACCTTCAAACTGAACACCAGTCGGCATAACAGGTTCACCAGCCAGGAAATAACCCTGACCAGCTTGGGGACCCATGTAGAAGCTAGCGTTGTTGGGCATCATGGGGTTACCCATGTACATGCCTTGACCAGGATTACCGGAGTAACGAGCAATCTCACGGAAGTCGGGGTCACGACGCAGGTGCATCATGAACACGGGATCGCAAATGCAGCGATACAGACCGTCAGCGAAGGTAGGAACGTTGCGCTTACGCAGGTCCTTAACAACATTCAGCAGGTCAGTGCGAACCGAGAATTGCTGCAGGTCAGCAGTGTACTCAGTAGCAGTGTAGGTAACTTGACCAGAAGAGTTCTTGGTCTTACCACCAGGGAAGTAGTAACCACCTTGGGTGCTAGAAGCGGCACCATTGGCTTCTGCTTTGGACAGTTCGTCAATGAAGACGCGGTCACGCCAACGACGATAGTCATCCAGCAGGGTGAGGCTACCGATCGACTGGTGGAACATGTTGAGATTACCGGTGTCCAGCAGAAGGCGCTGAGCGGTAATCAGGGTTTCGCGAGCAATCTTAAAGGTCGAAGGCTGGGTCGGATCGCCAGGATCAGCAGGACCGGTGTATTCGTTAAGCACCACCAGGACTTTTTCCTTGGTGATGTTACGGCTGTTAGCGGTACCGATCGTTTGGTCAGCCACGCGAGCACGGCTGTCCTTGGTCCCAGGGTTACCCCAGAACTTATAGCGATCAAGTTGAACGGTTTGACCGGGTTGGCGAGTAAAGTCGTGGACAACCACGGGCTCTACGGCCATCTCACAGATATAGGCAGGGTGAGGGCGATACAGCTCAGCACCCAGAATCTTAGGGAAGTCGTTCTCCTGGTCTCTAGTTTCTTAGAGGGGTGGACTATCTCTTCATCCCTGTGGGATGCCGGACGCTAAATCTGGTATTACGTAACAAGAGCGTGTTACCCCCAGTAGTCTCTGCGCCTTCCAATCACGCTTGATTGGCTTGGCTCAGGATTACCCTCGTCTTTACGTTAGGGCTTCCCTGAATTCATCCGGTTTGCACTCACCAATTGCTCGATGAGGTGACAACGTTGAGCGTTCAGTTGAGGTATAGTAAGCCTGGAAACCTGTTCATAAACAACATGGAACCAAAACTTGTACCTGGATTTGGTAATCTTTACTTAACTAAAGATGGAGAGGCTTTTGAAAAACGTCTTGATCCTGATAATCAAGAATATTTTAAAAGGGTTCCCATCAGTTCAACCAGTTCTTATGATCGTATTTCAGTTCTTGTTAATGGAAAAAGAAAACGTTTTCATCTTCATGTTTTGATGGCAGTGGCTTTTTTAGGATTAGATCTTCGTTCTCATGGAACAAATAACTTTTCCCTTCAAGTAGACCACATTGACAACAACAAGAGAAACAATAAAATTGAAAATCTTGAAATTGTTACCAAACAAGAAAATTTAACAAGAGCCTGGAAAACGGGTTGTTACAAGAACAATGGTTTTGCCAGTAAAGGAAAGCCGAAGAATTCTTTGAGAAAGTTTTCTTCAGACGATGTGGCCAGAATTAAAACCTTAAAAGAAGCGGGACTTTCTTATAGAAAGATTGCTGAAAAGTTTAACTGTGGCCATGTAGCTATTTACCAAATCATTAAAGGTAATACCTACCAGGATCTGAACTAGCTATCAAGAAACACGTTTATTTATCCTCCAAAGGTAGGACTTTTTATCAGGTGAAAGATTCGGTCTTTGACCTCATCTAAAAAAAGTATAGCAGTTGATAATTTATCAACCAAGATATTTAAGCGTAGGAGTATAACTCCGGGCCGATGGCGTGTTACTAGAAGTAGCTCGCTCAGGATCAGAGATTGTATTTTGTTGGAATCCTGGGACACCCATTGAAGCTGGGATAGCACCAAGAGCAACACCACCCAAGCCAGCTGCAAGTGTAGAGGCAGGAACAAGACCTGCGGCGATACCTTTACCAAGATTGCGGGTATTTACATTACCTGCTGCTTCTGCAGCGTTCAAAAGAACAGCTTGACGTTTACCACCTTCACGGTTTTTTACCGCAGCGTTAAGGAGCATTTCTTGCATCTCTTGTGGCATATACTTGCCAGCAAGACCGCGAGCACCAAGTAAACCTGCGTAACCACCAGCAGCTCCACCAAGTCCAGCGAGAACTGCTGAACCTGGATCTTCACCTTGAGAAAGGGCGTAGCCGCCGGTAGCTAAACCAGCGGCAGCGGGGATACCATATTTAAGAGCGGCTCTCATGGCCTCACTCCATCACAAACAGTTTGTTTGCCAGGACTTGAGGCTGAGCTTGGTTAATGACGCGCCAGGCATTCTGGGGGTCACGAGCCATCATCTCGTTAAAAGAGCCCCAGAAGTTTTCAGGTTGCTGAGGAGCGGCTGCAGCAGGAGGAGCAGGGAACTGACCACCGTACTGAGGATCAACAGGAGCAGTGCGATAACCAGGAGTTTCGAGTTGCTGCTCACTTTCGTACACAGGGTACGGACCTTCAGGACCAAAGAACTTCAGCGTGTAATCACTAAGAACATCGGGGTTGGTCAGGATTTCGTTATAAGCCAGGTTCTCCTGGTGCTCATTAACGGCAAACTCAGCGTAACCCTTGATGGTATCAGCGGCGCGATTTCCCCACGCGACGGCGCTGTCCAGCATCCCTTCCAGATTTAGGGCGTAGTTGTTCAGAATTGCCGGTGTCTCGATTCCGAACGCGTCCATCACCTGGCGACTTTCCTGGCTCATTCCCACCAGGTCGGCCACCTGTTCCAAGGAGACTGTCGAGGAGGTTTGGGAAGAGTTGGGCGAGTATGCCTGGTTGGGCGACCAAGTCTGCGGAGCCGATGGTTGCGTAGCTTGGTACGTCTGACCGAAGTTCGCCGGTGCGTACTGCGGAGTCGGTACTGAGGGTTGACCCTGGAACGGGGATTGGACTGGTGCGCTCAGCAGGTTCACCACCTTGTTGAACGCCGATTCCCATGGATTGCCCTGGGGTGCTTCCGGTTGGGATTGGGGGGCGTACTGAGTAGGGGCTGATTGGTAACTGGGGGCTGCCTGAGGTACCGCTTGGGGGTAGCTGGTACCCACCTGGTACGCCTGTGGTGCCACCTGGTAATTGACCGGTTGGCTGGACGGAGCCGGTGCCACGTAGCTGCTGGGAGCGACTGCCGCCGGTACTTGGCTCGTCTGTGGGATCGACTGGACGGTAGCGTCCTGCATAACTCATCTCCTTTTGTAATGCTTCAAGAGTTCGATACAGATATGGGGTTAAATCCAATCGTGGATCTGCAGCCATCGGTAAATCCGGTGATTGCGGATGAGGAGTCTGCATCATGCCCCCCACCAGGCGTGCGAACGAAGAATATGCATTCTGCAGTTCACCCACCATCCTGAACGGGAACCCAGATAACATCTCGGCCCGTTCCTCATCCGTTTTTGACGGAAAGAGGTATTTCAGTGCTTCAATGCTATCAACACCTAATTCTTGCAAGTTTCTAACAACAATCGAGTTGTTAAGAATATCTTGCGTTGAATCTTCGTACACTGGTCCGAGCCAGCGCCACTGAATAGTTAAATCCCCATCAGGGATCAAACCAAGAACACCAGGTGGAATTTGTTGTGTACGCACACAAGCCATCATCAATTGCTTGATGCGATCTTCAAAACCAACCAGAGCTTCTTTATACATCTGAACAATGCTTTCATCTGCATCGTCATCTGGTTCCACAGGTTTTTCTAAACCTGCGGCGGCGGCAAGTGTCTCACGGAACAAACGTTCTTCTTGGAAAATGATTAGTTCCAGACAGCGGCAAATACCGTAAGTATAAATAGAATTTGCTTTTTTCTTAGATGTAGCAGCAACACGACCAAACAGTGACTTGTACTCAGTTGCAGTCACACCAGCGGAAATTGACAACTCGTCAACGCCACCAAGTGCTGTACGAATCTCCTCTCGATACTGACGAGCAAACGCGTTTTGATCTCCTGTGATCGCATCTGGAACAATGTAACCAACTCGATCATTCGGCTCTAGGTTGGCAATAATTCTTGGAACACGAATCTGACCGTCCATTCCACGGCTGATCGGATCAGCCTTAAACATAGAACGACTAAGAGATGATGGGCTAGCAAACCCTGAGTTCGCAGCAATCGATGGACGCTGTACCACGCCTTCTCCACCTGACTCGATTAGGTCGGTTTTAGGCCGAGACGAGAGAAGCGTGGGGTTGCCAAAGAACTGAACATTCTTTCGCATCGTACGAATCATCTCGTCATGCGTAACAATGTGATTGGCAAGCGCATCAAACTCACCAACACCTTCAGTAGAAAATCCTTTGGGGTTGTTAAAGATCTCTACACAAGGAATAAATCCAAGAGTGTTGCGATAAGTTTTTGTTTTGCCTGGTACCACAGAAACAGGCTGATCAAAAGAGAGTTCACCATCTGAATGAGTCTCTTCAATGGTTTTACGTTTAATCGATAATTTTATGTATTTCTTTTGGCCTGGGGTACCAAGGCCATCCATCCCCGTGATTGAAGTTTGTTGAATATCCTGATTAACGCCAAAACCGTTTTTAACTTTATAACTGTAGATAATGACAACTTCATCGAGTTCACCGTCTACGTTGTAGTAGGTACGATATTCGTGTTTTCTAAAAAAGTAAAGACGATAATTATTTGTAGTAGGGCGGATATAAAATAAACCCTGACCATCACACAAAAAGTAATCCCAAATAGAATCAAGCCTTGTATCAATTTGATTGTATTTAACTACGCGATCAATAAAATCTTTGCGTTGATTACCAAAGTTGTCCTGAGCAGGAAAAAATTCTACCCCTTGGCGAATACCAAAGAGTTTCATTTGTGCCAGGTGTGCTGCTACGACGCCGGTATCAACGCCAATTCCACCATCTTTTTCAAGATAGGAATCAACAATTTCCTTGAGTCTGGATTTAGCGTCTGCAGCCATTAACTATTTTCAACCCGCTGGAATTAGTTTAACAGTTTTAAAAATCAAGAGACGTATTTAGTATCAAAATTTGCAGGGGCTTGTCCAAGTTGAGGACCCATGTAAAACTGGGCGTTAGCAAGTCCAGCCATGTTACCCATGGGGGCACCTTGCATATTACTTTGAAAAGCAAGGGGAAGTCGAGGGCCGCCGGGCATGATTCCCCGGCGTTTTAATTCGTCGTTTAACTGTTGATTTTGTTGTGTCCCACCTTCATAAAGTCTTTTTAATTGTTCACCACTTCGTCCCCCTAAAGCACCGGGAGTACGATTGATATCAAAACTGGGACTACCAGCCATTAAATTACCTGGTGCTCCGGGAACCGAACTCATCCCGCCGTATCTAAACATTTCTCTATTATTATCTTGTTTCTATCTTACTCTTCTATAACCTCGTAACCAGACTCATCGTTGAGTTTGGAAAGAACAATACCTTCGCCCTTTAGGTTCCATGAAAGAATATCTCCTTCTTGCCAACCGAGTTCTTCGATGATTTCTTCGGGAAACTCGATAAAAAGTTCTCCGTCTTGATCCTCTTGGACTTCGATAATGTAGCTGGTCATTTGAGAAGGCGATCCATCATTCTGTCTAGCTTACTATTAATTTCTTTAAAGGTGTCATGCATGTGCTGGATTTCGCGAAGAAAGTCAACTTTCAGTACGTACTCCAGCGGCATGCGATTGAAACTGTCATCTAGATGCTCAACTTTTTTTTCTTGAATTGTCACGCGATCAGAAAGCTGTTTGATTCTTTCATGCGACCTAGATAGCAACTTATTTGCGGCCCAGGTACCACCTGAGATTCCAGCTACACAAGTTGTAACGAGGATCGCCAGGTACTCGGGTCCCATGGCAAAAGTATTTTCTTTTATTCTAAGATCTAATAATCAACTTGAAGAGTACCTTTACGCGTTAATCCATTAATAAGCCAAACAAGCGCATCAACACAATCGTCGTGACTACTAACACCAAAATTAGTAAGCTCTTCAAACATAGCTGTAAAGTTACGGTAACGATTAAAAATAATCTTGCGATCTTCAAAAAGACCCATACAACCACGGAAACGAGCAAGTTTATCTGCCCTAAAGCCTTTAACAGCATGCCAGTTGATGTTGTAAAGATTCTCGTTTCTCAAACAGATACGTTTAAAGTCAGCCTCAAGAGATGCCTGGTACGCCACAGCTTCTGAGTACACATCACAAGTGTTGTACGTGGGGAAGTAATTGCCATTCTCGTCGCGTCCAAGAATAGACCAATCATTAAGTAATTCTTTAAGCGCATCTAGTTTTTCTAGGTTGCCCATCACACGCATGCGGCGATAATCAATGATGTGAATTTGATCTCCAAGTTTTCCGCCAAGAACAAAAACAGTGTAATCATTTTTTTCTTTTGTACCAGCGGAGAGGTCAACCCCAACAGCCAGTGAATCAAACTCAGTAGCAATCTCTGCTTTAACCAATAGTTCAGGCGCCAACGATAGTTCGTTCTGCCTGACGATTTGATTCATGTACTGGAAAGAAAAAGCAATTGGTGCTTGCCGTTTTTTCTCCTTTAAGTAATCCAATGACCACATCTCTGGCCAATAAGATTCTTCTTCTCCACTTATTTCATTGTTTTGAATTGCAGAAAGAACAATTTGCATCCAGTTGTTTTGTTCATTAAAAGTAGTTGCATGAATATCATCATGCCTGAATCTGGTACCAAGGCAGATGGCGCGTCCACCTTCAAACATCGTTGGTGCGATCACAGCATTCCAGTTATCCTGCATCATCTTTCGGATGTCAGGGTTGGCAATATCTGATGAGCTTTTAATAGCGTCATCAATGATTACCAATTGACTGCGCTTGGAAGTCACTGAACCTTTTAGGCCAGCAGCACAGAGTGTGAACTGTTCTTCACCAGCAATATCAATACCAGCAAAACGATGGTCAATAGACCAGTACTCATTACTTGTAACGTTCTTAAGAAGTTTTACTGTTGGAAAAACATCTTGATATCTTTTGCTTTCAATAAGTCGTTTAATTGTTGCTGACTTAGAACGAGCAATATCAACTGTATAAGAAAGATAAAGAATCTGTAAAGGGCGTTTGGCTGCAGTGTGCACGCCAATAGCCCATGCTGCAAACAAACCTGCAACCGTACTCTTGGCTGATCCTCGTGGAGCCAATAGGTCAATATTTGGACCAGCAATTTTCAGCAGACAAGAGCTGTCTTGGTTGGTAACTAATTGCCGGTGCCAATCTTGATGATGTTTAGCAGGTGGTTTATCTGCTACGTAATCACAAAAGTAACCAAAGTCTTCTCGCGCCAGTTCCAGGAGATCTTCATTATCTTTCTTGCGAACCCGGTGATTTTTTGCAGCAGCCTGGGCGTTACGTCGATAAGCTTGATGAAGATATGCGGGCACAGAAAAGACCAGTAATTAACTTGATACTAGTCTATTTTTCTTTTTTATCGCGTTTTTGTTCTTGATATTTACGAGCTTTATCCAGGGCAGCTTTACGCTTCTCCTTATCATTCATCTCAGTACCGTCTTCTTTCTTTGCTTCTTTCTTCTTGAAGTGCTCAAGAAGTTCTGGTGGCATCTTACTCATTGATTTTGTGCTGCGTTATCACGGATACGGTTGACAAGCTCTTGATACTCGCGTGTACCTTTCTCTGGTAAACGAGTGCTCCTCCCTGGTCCAAAAACAATACCAGTTCGTAACTGTGACTCAGGAAAAGGATGTTGGTAGTTTGGTAATTGCTGCATTACTACTATTCACTTAACTGCATTTTAGCCCATACTGACATTGATGCTTCTTGCAGAGGTCCTTCAATCGGATCATCTTTAAAAATCATTAACAACTCACGAATGGCTTGGTCAGCACCAGCCATCAACAAACCTTTGCGATCTTTATTAACTGTATAGTTTTCCACTTGGGCAATAGTACCGCGTAATTCTTTTTGCATGCCAGCAATACGCGCAACACCAGAATCACGTTTGACAGCAAAATTTTCAATATCTTCTCTAAGCTTTCTAATGTCTTCTTGCATCTCCATAATCTCAGCAAGAAGAATACTTCTATGATCTGGCTTAGGATATCGTTCTAGAACCCAAGCCTCACATCCAGTAAGGGATCCGTTGTAACCAAGAAAACGAGCGTAAAGGTACGCTTCAATAATTGAGTTATTACTTTGTGCAAAAGAAACAAAACCTTCTTTCGTTGGTACGTCTAAATTATCTAACCAACGATTAAAGATTTTAATATCGATATGCTCGTTGAGACTGGCCGTAGTCTCGAGCTTCGTCTTCTTGTTTAAATCGTTGGGACTGTTCAGCAGAACCTCTTTGTTCTTCTGCACCCTTACCGATAGTTTCTCGCTCTTGTTCACCAGCAGTCTCCATTTTCTTTTTGGAAAATTCGTAGGCGACACCAGCCGCCTGACGATATTTGTCTAGATCAAACCAGTCATCAACATCGGTTTGTCCAGCGGGAACACTGCTAGTCATAATAGCGAATTATACAGTTTACTGTTGGGAAGAATCAGGAAGTTTTTTTATCCAACCGTTGTTGATCACGTTTAGATGCTTCTAAACGCTCAAGAAGATTTCGATAGCTGTCAAGATTAAACTCTTGAGCGGGAGTTTGATCTTCTTGAATTGGTGTTTGCATCAGAAGTTAGACATCATACTGGCAAGACCACCGGCATAAATATCGCGGCGACCTTCGAGAGATTTTTGACGCTGTTGACGACCTTTTGAAGCTTCAAGACGAGCAAGCAG